ATGCCCACAAATTGCAGAAACCAAATTGCGGTGGCATCAGACCATCCCAGGTCAAAGACTGCGTGAACCGGCTTGCTAGGATCGAACGGAACCCGTCCAATTCGGCCCTGAAGCTCGGCGTCCTGCATCTCCCTGGCAAACACCGCGCCGTCCACGGTCTGCCGGCAGATGCCCTCCCAGACGGTGTTGTAAGCCTCAATGTCCCGCTCTTTAAGCGCGTCCTTCTCGGCTTTCAGCGTCTCTGGGAACCAGGGGTTATCGCTCCAGTTGATCTTAGTGACCACACAGTCAGCAGGAGGATGCACAACAAAGCGTTGGAACGTCTCATCAGTCTCAAGCTCCGGGTTAAAACTGATCCAGATCTCTGAATCTTGTTTGCGGATTGTCGGGATAAGCACATTCCATGACATTCTGGATACGGATTGCGCTTCTTCAACCCAACAAATATCAACGCCTTCAAACGATTTGATGTTTGAGACATTGTTTTTGAGTCCAACAAAGAAGAATTCAGAGCCATTTTTAGCTCTGATTGACGTCTGGGTTATTTCATAGAATCCATGCAATCGCAATGATTCAATCTGGTCGCATAAAAGTTTATGCACCGAATCGCGGATTGATGTCTGGAATTCACGTGCGCAGAGAATGCGCGTTGGCTTTGATGCGCCGATGATTAGCAGCGCTCGAGCAATCGCCCAAGACTTGCCGCCACCTCGACCGCCGTACGCTACCTTATACCGATGCTTGTCAAAAAGTACCGATAGCTTCTCAGGAAACTCGGCGTTTGATACGGCATAGTCAAGTTCATTCACTTGGCTTGACAAAGGTAACCTTGATGCCCTCAACCGGCGATCCGTCTGGATTGCTCAGCACAGTCGTGTTGCGCTCGCCCCAACCCATCTGGGCCTTGGACCACCAGATCATCGCCGTGGTGTCGCCAGCCATCGCCTTGTTGTAAAGCGTGTCGGCGATGGAAGCGCTGGCTTTAGCCTTGCCAACGGCCAGCTCGACCTCGTAATACTTACGCAGCGTTGGAGCGCTGATGCCGATGAGAGCCGCGATCTGATCCTGCGGCAAGCCGAGTCCAGCAGTCTGCTCAACCTTGGCTTTTGACGTCTCAGTAGGAACGTGCGGAGGGATCATCTTTTATAGGCGAAAAAATAGGCTGATTAAAATTTCAGCAATTCCAGTTCTTTAATGATGCCTTGGCACGCTCAGCCGGACCTTTAGCGTTTTTCACAACGCCAGTCATGCGACTGCAAAAGCTCGCTTTACGAGCCTTGTCTGCGTCGGTCTTCGGGTTCGGCGCCGGTGGTTTGAGATTAGCGTTGTTCTTGGCGTTGTACTCAGCACGACCCTTCGCCGTCATACCCGCGCCTTTCTCGGTCGGGTTGTAGGTCTTGCCCTTCCCCGTGGTCTTGTGCGGGATCGGCTTGTCGTGCTTTGTAGCCATTACTTCTTCTTCGCCGGTTTAGCAGTCTTGGCAGCTTGCTTAAAGTCAGCAGCAGACGGTGCCGCCTTGCTGCCGACCTTATTCATCTTCTCGCCTGAGCCGGCCTTGATCCGTTCCTGCTTCGCGTTAATGTTGGCATAAAGGCCAGGTTTCATGAGTGGTTTTCAAAAGAGATTACAAAATCAACACCGTCATCCTCGTCTTCTGGCTCCAGCTCGCACGTATGCTCGCCAACGGCCAGAAACTGAGCAATGTGCTGGTTCAGCACGCGCTTGAGCACGTCACGGCACTCTGGGCATTCTTCAATGTCGATTGCGCCCATCATGACCGCGACTTCCTCGGCCAGCTCAGCTTTGCCGGATTCTGAGCCGTCCTCAAAAGCCTGGCCATGAATATCGTCCGACGATTCGCCGATCTGGTCCTCAAGCGCTGCAACAGCCTCCTTCAACAATTCTAGATCGTCATGGATGCTCATTTAGGTGGCCCCGTGGATGATAGAGAAGTTGATGATGACTGCTTCAGAGTACGAAGTGCCGGTCAGGTTACGTAGAGTCACCAGTGCAGAGCCGGTCGCCAGGTTAGAAATGTACGTCGTATAAGCGCCAGCAGTTGCACCACCGGAGATACAGACAACGATGGTGTCATTTGCCGACACTGTGGTGTTGTTCATCGTAAACGAAACAGCAGTGTTACCGGCCAGCGCTGCGTTGGACATTGTGATGCGACCAGCAGACTTGTTCAACGTAACTGCCGTGCTTTTGTCCGTGAGCTGCGTCACCGTGCCCTGCGCGGCTGATGCATAACCAAACTCCTGAGTCACGTAGCACGTGGTGAACTCTGGATCGGCGTACGCAACGCCGGATGCAATTGAATTACTCATGATTTTCCTTTACTCAACGACCGCACAAACGTCGGCCTCTTGGATGATTTGGTAGTCCTGGCCATCCCGATTGTGGGTTGGCCAATTAAGGTAGTCACCGTTCCCATACTTGATCCGGTCCCCGACTCGAGCTTCCTTGACCTGGGGTCCGACCGCGACAATTGTGCCCTCGTTAAAGGGTTCGCGGTTGTTGATGTGAATCACGTCCGACAGCTTCCTGACGGACGGTTGCACAGTAATGAAGTTGCGTAACGGTCTAATCATTTCTGATAGCTTTTCCGGTCATGGGTGTAGCACGTGCCACCGGTAACGCCGGTGTTGAACTGCTTGTCCTTACCAGCCATGTCAGCCTCGCCCATGCCGATGCCGTTGACCATGCGCTCGGAGCGCGTGCCGCTCTTGTCCTGGCCAGCAACGCCAGCAGGTACCTTAGCGTTGGAGCCGAAGCCGTAACCGGCTGGCTGCTTCGTTGCGGAGTCTTTAGATTTCATCATTTTGGAGCCTATTTAAGAAAACGTAGTTTGAAAAGAGTCGAATCAATGAGTTGTGCAATCTCATCAATCAGGTTTTGGATTTCGGAGTCGTCTGGCATAACTTCGCGTGAGTCTTGCACAAAATACTTGATTCCTTCCATGTACTCGGCTGGATCGTCGGTTGGAAGGTAGTAGTCATCAGGGAAATTGGTGAATTGCCCGTAGCGACCCATGTAAGCCTCTGCAAGCTGGTCGACCAGTTCTGGTATGGCTTGGTAATACTCGCCAAGCGCCTGGTGCTCGGCGTAGCTATTGGTCATCCAATGCAGCAGATGCGCGTTTGTACCCGAGTGCAATAGCACCGAGACAAATGTAGCCGCTTCATTATCCATTTGCGCCACCGAAAAAAATGGGCAACCCCTCGTCGCCCAATTGGGCAATGAAATGGCGAGGAGTGCGCCCGGACCCAATCATGCGCGTTGTAGCACGTTATCAACGTGATCGTCAAACGCTTTCTTGCGTCGTGCAATCTCCCGGTCTAGATACCAGCGTGCTTTTTCGAGGTCTTGCAACCCTTCCTTGAGATCCGCTCGCCAGACGTATTTGATCGTGTTGCCTAGGTTAAAGCACATATGCTCGGTGATCTGGATGCACTCAACGCCGCTCGGGTGCTGAGTGTAGTGCTGTGGATGGTTGACTGGATCGTGGCTCATGAGTAGTTGTCCGGTGAGTATTCGCCGCACCAGTGGATCTCGTCCACGGGTGGCCAGGCAGGTGATAGGTTCCCTTCAATGTCTACCAACAGCTCTGGTGATCGGCGTCGGCATTCACCCATCCAGGCGTCCGTCCCATCTCCTCCAAGTAAGTTGAAATATCGACAGGATCCGCAAGTAGGTCGCACAGCCATTCCTCCAAGAATAGGTCGCTGGTTTGCTCGTCGATTACTGGTTTCATCTTGTCCTTCCCATTCGTCTATCAAAACGGATGCGTCAGCCTGAATCTGCTTTGCAAGATTGACAACGCAATCCAGCTCCACTTTGAATCCGGCACATTGCTTTTGCAATTCGCTGACGTTTAATTGAATGCTGGTAATTGATTCTCCGACTTGTAGTGTCATGCAATAAGCGCCTTTTTCAATTGTGATTCCTTCATGTTAAAAATATCCTCAGAATTAAAGATCTTCTCAATCCACGGCCTGACCCATAGATAAGTCGTCCCGATTTTGGCGTTGCGCTCAATCAGGTTCTTGGTCGTGAGCTTCTCACCACCATAAGTAACCCACAAATGTGGCGTCACATAGTGCGGCACGTACATCGCGTCACCCAGAAAGAATACCGGCTGCACGTCCGGGTGGAGCTTCTCATTGTCTTCGCCACGGTAGACAAACCGGCCATTAGTAAATTCCATCAATGCTCTCCAGGGGTTTTCCAAGGGTTCTGAGAACGACGCAATACTCTGGCTCGCGATTGCTGGCACGACCATTGGCGTCGAAATAAACGTATCGCTTGCGACTGGCGCCGTCAGTCTCGTCAATTCGCCGCCCAAGTCTCCCAACACGGAAGCCCTGGCGCAGCTTTGCATCAATGTCTTTTGAGCTTAAACCGGGAAAGTATTCAGCGCATTGCTTTGACGTCATTGATCCATGATTGGCAATGATTTGTAGTGGATCTAATTTAATTTCCATTTCATTACTCCTTAAACATCAAAAAGGAATGTCGCTGTCGGCGTCATCCTCGAAAGTCGATGCGCGGCCCTGTGGCGCGTTTTTCATCCGAGCTGGTAGGGTAGCCTCACCTGCCTGTTGAAAGCCGCTCCTGTGCCCGTCTGGATGCCTTTTCGGGCCATGATCGACCGCCGCGGTCGGCTCACAAGCGTTTCCGATGGTCACAGCAGCGTACTGCATCCCGCTGGCAGCGGTTTTGATCGTTACGTCCAGCCAGTGCATAGCGCCGTCTGGCAGGCAGATCCGTCCCTTGTAATCGGCGTGCCAATCCTCGACCTTTTTGTCATTCGGGAATGCAGCGCCTTTTCCGGGTTTCTGCTCGTATGTGCCCTTGGCTGCGGTTGGTTTATTCATTTGATTCACTTTAAATTGTTTCTCAGGATTTGGTCAGTCACAACTTCGGAAAGTAATTCCTCCATTGTTTCAACCTCGGGTTGTTTGGCATCAATTCGGCGTCTAATCACCGATTCAATTGCCTTCTGCATTTGCGCCGACGTCATGTCCAGCGCAATTAACTTATCGACCGTGTTGCCACTTATTTGAGCACCTTTTATTTTTTTCAAACCTCCTCTTATTTCTTTAGTAAAATTAAATATAGAGTCATTCATCTTAGTCATAGATCTTCTCCTTAGATCTTAGTCTTAGCTCTCTAAGTCTTAGATCTTAGTCTTAGATCTTAGTCTTAGATCTCTACGCGCACGCGTATATGAAGAAAAGTTATCCACAGGGTTGTCCACAGGGTTATCCACAGATTTCAGGGTAGTTATCCACAAGTTATCCACAGGTCACTTTGTGGTGCTTTTGAGGCTGTTTTCGTACTCTCTTTTAATTTCCTTTACGATCTCCTTTTCAGCTTTTGTATAATCTCTTAAGGGTTTTCCATTCAAATCTAACCCCCTGTAGGGCATCCGTTCAAGCCGTCTTTTGGCTTCGATGTTTGCTTGTTTGCTCATCGAATATTCTCCGACAACCAGACCATGACCGATCCCTCCTGGGCATATTTCTTGGTAACTTTCAGATAAGTGACCTGGGCATCGTCTGCGTAGACCACGCCATTCATCCCATCCAAAACGGTCTTTGCAACGTTGTCGACGTCTGGTCTTGCTGGATAGATGTCACCTTCTAGCGCAGCCTGGCGCTTCGCTTTTGACCAGCTCAAGGGAATGCTCATGGATGCCGATATGTAGACCATGAGCTGCGTCTGCAACGGTGGATGACCGCGCATCGCTTCCGTTGCTCGAGCTGCGATGAGTGCTTCGTACTCTCGCGTTACAGCCGGTGTGTAGCTGCGGGGCTTGCCGCCAGCGGTGGAGAACCGTGGTCTGCCCTTGCCGATAGGAGGTCCAGGGATAACGAACTGAAGGGTAAACATCTGATCTCCGAGTGGGAACTGCGGATCATGCACGAAGTCGATGAGCTTGTGGAGAAAATCTGTACTAGGGTTTTCCTGATGCAGAAAGTACGTTCGACCCGTTTACAAGGTTGTCAACCATCTATAAGATGACGTTCATGCGCTGCACGTTGTGGCGCAAAACAGGAGCAACGAAATGAACGCAACAACAGAAAAAACGGTACGCAGCGCAAGCCAGTGGATCAAAATCACCCGCGACAACCAACAGCGCAAATTCACGTTCGCACGTGGTTACGCTGGCAAGTACCAAGCGCACGAAATCCACAGCCTATCGTTTAAGTGGATTCCAAACTGGACCGAAGCGCTTGACCGCGCTAACCAAACCCTCGCCACCTACGCTTAACCAACCGGGGGCTTCGGCCCCCAATTAAGGAGCCATCATGAAAATTATATTCACCAGAAAAGAAATCGAGGAAATCATCCTCGCCCACGTACACCGTGAGGTTTACGACGAGTTCAACACCATCGAAATCCAGAATTGGCGCAACGATGAGTTTGTCATCGTGACCTATGTCGAACCAACCTTTGAGGAGCCAAGCAATGAAACCTAAAGACCAACACGATTCAAATCTGACAATCATCCTGGCGTCAATCGCTGTCGGCGCAATGTCGGCAATCTGCTTGTTTCTCGCTCTCTCTGGAGGCCTGTAATGGTCGGCAAAGTAACCCCCAACACGATGCTGTCTGCATCCCGTGTCCCCGCCCTTCTGGGCCACTCAAAGTACGAGACGCCTAATGGTGTCCTCACGAGCGTGATAAACGCCTTACAGGACGTTGAGGAGCCGTTTAAAGAGAACGAGGCAATGCACTGGGGCAACCTGTTGGAAGTGCCGCTTCTGCTCGAGGCAAGCGCCCGTCTGGGTCTGTCGCACTTAGTGCTAGACCATCCGAAGCCGTACTTTCATCCCGATGCGCCGATTGCCTGTTCGCTCGATGGCCAGGGAGACGGCAACGGTCTGGTCGTGACAGACAACCCAGACGCTGGCGTTTATGTAGTCGGAGCCGAGTCAATCACGCTGGATGGCGTCGGCGTGCTCGAGGCAAAGGTCACCTCGGTGTATCCCGAAGATTACCCAGCGCTCAGCCGTGGTCCGCTCCAGCTCCAGGCGCAGATGGATATTACCGGCGCCAAGTGGGGAGCTGTCTGCGTCTTGTATCAAGGCACCGAGCTGCGCATCTTTCTGTTTGCTTCTCACGAGGAAACGCAAGCGTTGATCCGAGCCAAAGCGCGAGAGTTTGAAACCAAGCTCACGCATTGGACAGAGACTGGTGAAGTTGAGTGGTACGACCCTGCTACCCCCAAGGAGTACGGCCATAAATGGCCTGGCGATCCAAACCTTGACTCGGTTGATCTTGGCGAGTGGGGGGCAACGCTGGCCGAGCGGATTGTCAAAGCAAAAGAGCAAATCAAAGTGCTTGAAAAAACCATCAGCGACGACGAAACCGAGCTCAAGGAGATGCTGGGCAACGCCACCAAAGCGCACGCTGAGGAGTTCCGTATCTCCTGGCCAATCCGCAAGTACCAGGCGCAGCCGGAGAAGGTGGTGCCGGCCAAACCAGCGCACTCAATGCGCCAGTCAAACGTCACCATCAAGGGACCGAAATGAAAATCGCAGCAGCATTTGTCGCGGCAAAGAAAGCCTTTGCTCCAGCGCTTAAGACCAACACAAACTCTCACTTCAAGAACAAGTACGTTGACCTTGCGAGTTGCTTGGAAGCCGTCAACGACGCCCTGCTCGAGAACGGCATTGCCGTCTATCAGGAGACGTTTGACGTGCAAGATGGCGTTACCGTTGAGACCTGCTTCTTGCATGAATCTGGCGAGACGCTGCGCATGGGCAAGCTCCACGTGCCAGCCGCCAAGCACGACCCGCAAGGGTATGGCTCGGCATTGACCTACGCTCGGCGGTACTCGCTAATGGCTGCGTGCGGCATCGCCGCGGAGGATGACGATGGCAACGCCGCCAGCCGGAAACCTCCTCAGAAGCCCGAGGGTAAGCCGGCAAACCCGTTGGATGCGGTAACACCCAAAGCGCTGCCAAAGCCTTCTGAGCCGCCAGACGTTATTGAGTTTGAGGATGGATCTGGTGGCACTTGGGCGTTGCGAGTGCCCAACGAAGCCAAGCCACGCTCAATGAGCGCTGATGAAGCTGCATGGGTTGTCGAGTTTAATGCGCTGGCCGACGCGGTGATGAAAGCCGGCAAGATCCCGCCGGCAGATCGCATTGCCAAGCTCAAGCTGTTGCGTACATCTAATGACGCTGAGATTGCTCGACTGTCGATGGTGGAACGCGCCAGGTTCTTGCAAACCTTTTCAGCTCGAATCGGCGCCCTTGATGCGCTTATGAAAGCAGCAGCATGAGGATGGCTCAGATCCGATTATTGGACGCAATCGGTGG